GTGTCAGCTTCATCGGCATCTGTAGATGGATCAGTTACTATCTCGTCAAATCCTGGAGGAAGCTGATCTTCTATTTCTGCTTTTCTTGCGTCAATCACTTCATCTGCAATATCGCCCCATGTAGCTTTCCAAGCACTGTCACTCAAAAACGACACTGGTATTGTACCTGCTGACGTTTTCTTCCTTTGATCTACTGGTATCAAACCGCCTTCAATGTTTCTATCCCAAGTGCCATCACCTCGTGGTGTATCCCTGTAATACGCTTTTGCTTGCTGCAACATATTATTAACAGAACGGTTCAGGGTATCTCTCCCACCTAATTCTGCTAATCTTCGTATTGCATCTTCTATTTGCTCTTTGCCTATAGTTTGGTCTGCAATATTCCCGGGACGACTATCAGCATTTCTCCACATATCAACAGGCAGGTTTACCGTACCGTCAGGGTTGATAGTTATATCTGCAAGTTTGGCATCCCATGAGCGCACTGCACCAGCTAGAAGAGCATTTTCTTGCGCACGTTCTTGCGCGCGCTTTCGTTCTTCCCTAGCAAATCTGTCAGCTTCCAATGCATCTATTTCTGCTTGAGTCATCCGGCGACCTTGCCCTCGATAGTGTATTCCAGGAATATCATACTGTGGTATAGCCATGTCTGGCATACCTTCTTCACCCCCGGCAAAAGGAGTTAAATAACCGAGCGAAAGTACTTGTGAACTTGACATTAGTTTTTCTCAAACGGGGTTAACGCATAGATATTTTTTCTAACACGTTTCTTAGGTTGCTTTACTTCCGGTATTTGATTTAGCCCTTTAAAACTACCCTCGACCTGACGCAGGTATCGTTCTGCCGTATCGTCGAACTTGCTAAACGCCATTTCTAACGGGTGAGTGCTTTTAGCCATAGCTAACCCCTCGCCCCAGGTGAGATGTCTGCGCCGGGTACTCGAACATTTCCTGATCGAGGTCCTGCTATTGCTGCTGCAGTTTGACGCATTTCATCTATTGATCCGGGCATTACCGGCCTTGTTGTTGTAGGTATTCCTGTACCGGGAGACTGAGGACGAGTCCCCATCTGGTTGCCGGGCTGGAAGTTGCCTGCATTCGGCAGCTGCATCGCACCCTGCGTATTCAAAATATTCAAAGCAGTTTCTTCAGGTGTTGGAGTTTGCGGAGAAGAAGTTTGTCCAGATGCTTCGATAATGTTTTGAATCGTAGGAATGCGACTTGCTGCAGCTGCCTGCAACTGCTCTTGAATTCCGGGCGAGTTCAAGAACTGTTCCTCAAGTATCTTAGCGCGGACTTCAAGAGGATTACTAACACCTCCCTTGCGAAGTGCCGTATCAAGGTCAACATATCCCGATCTCCACAAGTTGGCCCATAGGTTTAGTCTACGTTCTTGTTCTTCTGGGCTAACGGAGTTAATCCGAACAATATTAACGTAGTGTCCCTTGATATCTGACGGCTTGATTGCTGCATCAAGTACACCTGCTTCGGTTTTACCGAACACAGTAACTTTATCGTCGATAACAAGTTCAACAATGCGAAGAATAATTTCGCCTTTGTCTTGTAGTCCACGCTCCATAGCTTCTTTGACTGCACCGAAATTAAGCGATGCAATACCGGCAAGAACTGCTGTGTGATATCCAGATGCTGCGCCTGTAGGACGCTGACCTCGTGCTACTGCAGGAACAGTGTTTGCTTCGATAGCTTCGTCGAGGAATTCTTTTGCGATGCCGATTTCAGAAGGGGGTCGAGGAGTTTCTCCTACTCCAACTTGAACCTGCGGAGGCTTGATGTTCTTTGAGCCAGGAGTGTCATCCCATGCTGCCTGAACTTCTTCGGTAATACCGGGAGGGCCTGTAAATTCAAGAGTAGGCCACGCTGATTTACCAACAATGTCGATGTAATGAGATGCGAGCTGGCTCTGCGCCCGAATCATTTCAGTAGATCCGTTGAGCAATCCCATGTAGAGCTTTTCTGGCTCTGACGATCCTGTATCCAGCCCCATCTGAGGCCAGTACATAATCCACGGTAACTTGCCGTATCCATGACGGCGAGGCTCCATTACCCATTCGTTGTTGGCAACATACGCTACTTGCGATGCAGTCCAGACTTCTTGGAACTTAACGTAGCCTTTTGTGTACTTACCCCACTCAGGGAAGTGAGCCTGAACCCATTCTGCATCTACCTGGTACTCGTAGATAACCCAACGAGGCTGAGTACCGTTGTTCATATCCCATACTAAATTCTGCGGATTTACGGCAACAGATTTTATAGGCCACGTTATAGATCTCTTCTCGATAACATCCTGCACGCGCTGACGATAAGTGCCGTCTTCTTCCATATGCGGTGGAGGTTCTGGGAAGTCACCCCACTCGTTGGCGATAAACTCCAGTTTCTCCCACGCAATTCCGTACAGTCCTGCGTGTTTAGTAAGTTCTCTGTACACAGGAGAGCGATGCTCAATCATGTGGTGCGCGCCAGTTAGGAACTTCTCCATGTTCTCGGCGCGAGCCTGCCCTCGAGGGCCGGGCGGTGGAACTGATATATCGAGAAACTGTGGGCTAACGTGCGCTACGAGAGTATTGATTACAGATTGAGCAGTACCGAGTCGAATCATGGTTCCGTTTTCGGGAACACTAAAGTCAAAGTCATTCAGGAAAAAATCATCCAGCATCTTGCATTGACTTTTGAAGTTGCGGAAGATTTCGTTTCCGGTGGCAGATTTCTCTGCAATCCAGAATAACGACAGTTCAGGCTCATCCAAAGGGTTGGAAGCCTCAACATCTATGATTTCGGACGATTCGCTAGAAAACTGTAAAACCATTGCTTTGCAAGTCTTTTACTTTGTCTCTACGAGTTCTGCCTCTTGCTCATAAAGCTGCATCTTAGCCTTAGCTTTTTGCGCCCGGTAAGCCTGCATGAACCTGGTAGGTCTGTACGCCGGTTGTGGTCGAATAGGGTTCATTCTACGAATTGGACGGAGAAATTCAAAGTCCCCATCTTCGTAGCCTGGTGGATCACATGCCATCAATGCTAACAATTCTGCATCAACCCAGTCATCATGTTCGTTTGTTTCGTTGTAAAAAATATAACTTCCTGCGTTGCCGGGACGGATTGAAATGTCTTCTAACTGCCTGATTAGTGTTGACCAAGATGTTGGGAAACGTACCGTTCCGTTCTCCAGAGCAATGTAATAGTTCTGGAACAGTTGATATTTGCTTTGTGCGCTGAATTTGAACGGTTGAACGGGCATTCCGGTACTTAGCAGGTGGTCGAAAACAACATCTCCGAGTCCTGTGGAGTCAACTCGCATATCTCCGACGTTCCATCTGGTTACTTCGCTGGAAATAGTTTCTATCTGGCTAACCCAATCGTTGCCTGACATTTCGAGAGCGTGTACGGATTCGCGTGTTCTGGCGTTTTTTACTATGAAAACCGTGTAGTCCTGCTTTTTACCGAGGTCGAGGCCTGCAACATAGCGTTCTGAGGGGTCTGGAGCGAGCATTTCTGTAGCAACAGCAGCTTCTTGTATCTTGCTGGGTCTAAAGAACCCTCCTCCTCCGTCGGGTTGCTTGGCGAGATACATGCGTTCCCAGACAGGTTCGGGCATTGTTGCTTTTTCGTCGTGGATTGACTGCTTTTGTTTTTCCGACAAGAACACGTTGTCGAATGTTGTAGCTCTAAAAGCCTCGTAATCTTCGCTTGGGTTTTCGTTTGACCAGTTAAACAGCTTTGAAAACCAGTGATTGCGTGTAAACGGCGGGATTCCTTCGACACAGCCTCTGCCCAAGCGTCCTGAAGAGTTGAGCATAGGGCGTAGTTTGTTCCACGCAGCTTCTTTTATGTCTTGAGATTCTGTAACCCAGATAAAGTCTGGACCTGCTGTCTGTAGAGATTCTGGATCGTCAGCAGATTTTATTTCGATATAGCACTCTCGGCGCGCTATACCGGGTGTTTTGAGGTTCAACCAGACAGAACGCTCGTCTTCTTTCCAACCGTCGCCTCTACCTCCCCCTTGAGATTGCTTTCTGCGTACAACAAGTTCTGGGGGCATGAACTGTTTGAGTTCGTTCCATGCCTGTCGGGATTGTGCAAAGTTAGGAGCAACAACCCATACGTGAATAGCTGGCTCCAGGGTGTGGGTAAGATCTTCTCCGACTTTTAGCCCTGACGCTTCGGCCATTTCTTTAGTGGCGAGAAACGGAGTCTGAGATGCGGCAGTAATTGCTCGCATAAGTTCGGTAAGAACTGCTCGTCCTTTACCGGCGCGCCGTCCAGCCCATACGACTTTTATTCGGGCTTTAGACTCGTGGAATTTACGTTGCCACGGTGACGGCGTGTATTTGTACGGCATATTACCTGTTTAGCATTTCTTCCAGTTCGTAAAGGCTGGACTCGCCAGATATATCGGCAGTAACAGGCGTTTTGGCTTTGTTGTTATTTTCGACAGGCAGGTTTGCCATAGGTTCTATTTCCAACAAGCCTGTTTTATCTATCAACTTGCTTTCGGAGCTGGAGATCTTACCCGTTTCGGATTTTATAAACGACGTTATACCCGATTCCATCATGTAGACCCGCTGTAATGCAGACCAACGAACCTGGTAGGTAAGCATTGTGCTGCCGTTACGACTCGGAACATAGGTTGTGCGGTAGTCGTAACCGTTTTCGACAAACTCGTTTACAGCCTGCTTGAAGGTCTTATTGTTTTCGACAAGGGCAAGAGTCTTCTTGTAATCCCAATCGAAATCCTCGCACATCGTTTCTAACGCCTCTTCTCCGACACCGTAAGACGGCAACGAGACAAAGATCCTACGCAACTTCCTAGACCATGTAGGCCATTCAGGATAACCCTGCAAAACCTGGTCTCGATAACGCTCGGCTGGAGTTCGGACTTTCGTCGAATTTCTTTTCGGCATAAAAACAAAATACAACAAAAAGCCCGCAGAACCAACTTTTAGGTGGAAGGAACCTAACCGACTGGAGTTAGTCGAAAAACCGGAGGACAGTTCTACGGGCTTCGGAAAAATACTAACACAGCAAAAATGTCGGAAAAAACAACATTCTTAGAAGGACAACATAACTTTTCTTTTTTTTTACTTTTTTTCTTTTTAACACACTTAACACACTTAACTAGTTAACACACTTAACTAGCTTAAAACTATGCTGGGCTGGAGGGACACCCCCTTTAAGGGGGGGGTGTCCCCCTCCTATGTCCTAAGGCTTTCTAAGTATAAAAAAGGACAGTCTGAGGACACTTAAGGACACTTAAGGACAGTTTTCGGAAAAGTGTCCTTAACACTTACTCCCCGATAGGACGGGACACCATAAATTAAAGAATGGTGTCCCTTACTTAAACATAGTGTCCTTAACTGTCCCTAACTCAAAATAGGACACTTTTGGACACTTTAGGACACTTTTGGACACCTACAAGAAAAGTGTCCTAGACAGGTTTGGACACTTTCAGGACAGGTGTCCCAAACAGGCAAGGCACAGTACAGGGCAAAAAGGCTGTGCAGATCTCAGCACTCAGAGGGGTGGAGAAACACTAGCAGAGAACTCAGCGCTCGGAAGGGGTACATATATATCTCGAAGTGTTGCTACGTGTATCGGCGGTGCTGTGCTGCCAATGTTCGAGCGTGTGCAAACCTGGAGAGCATATAGCTCTCTCCAGGTCAACGCGTGTTCCTTAGGGTTTGCAATGTTGCCGGTCCACTAGATGCAAGCACTTGCATGTGCAAACGCTTGCAAGTAGCGACTCCCTCCCTCTCTCTTCCAGCGATCCCACACACTCCAGCCTCACCTAATCCGCGTGAATCTCTCGCCTACTTTTACGTTATGCGCGTACGTGTAAACCGATTGGGTGCTTTGGTGCTTGACATATACTACTACCCCGTGGTAATATAGATATATCGAAAGTGATAACGCTACTTCATACGAAGTGAATGTAATACGCAATCGCATACGATACGAACGTAAAAAGTAAACCGAGGGAATCGAAATGGATATCTGCAACTGGTGCGATCAAGACTATTCAGCTCACTGCGTCGAATGTGAAGCTTGTTTTGATGAACACACAATCGACTGTCCAGATTACGACTAAACCAACCTAGCAAACCGAGGATAAAACCGAGATGCCAACTAACCGAGATTACATGGGCACGCTAATGGTCAACGCAAGCGTATTAGCAGCGGAGATTAGAGACCTAATCGACCATCCGCAAAACTGGCGAGTGATTGGGCAATTTGTACCAAGTGAGATTGTCGACCTAGAAAACCGAATCATTGCAATGCGAAACGAGATAAAAGCACTTCGTGGCGATTTTGCAAATATCCAATAACGAAACCGAGAAAACCGATGGAAAGCCTAGAACTACTTACAACCGCAACCTACAAGCTCGGAGTACATAAAAATCGAGGTGATAGCGCTCGCCTATGGATCGAGGGGAAACGTTTATTCAGCGCTGGTTTCGATTCTGATGAATACGAGTCTTTAACCACTAGTACATCTCGTCGTGAATGGCGCGATCATTGGCTAGGGTACACAGACGATA